GCCTCGTCCTCAATATTTATAAAGGTTTAACATGGCTAATAAGTTTACCTCAGGCAAAAATGCAATAGCCGATTGTGACAGATGTGGGTTTCAGTTTAAGTTAAAAGAGTTAAGAAAGTTAACGATAAGAACCAATAACACTGAGATTAAAGTCTGCAAAGAATGTTGGGAACCAGATCACCCACAAAATTTACAAGGTATGTACCCTGTAGAAGATCCACAAGCAGTCAGAGACCCAAGACCTGACTTAAGTTTTGTACCATCAGGTACATATAGTAGTAGAGATATTCAATGGGGTTGGGACCCAGTAGGACTTAATAATCCTTTAAAGTTATCAGGATTAGAAGATGATTTGCAAGCGACCGGCGGGGTTGGCACGGTTACAGTAACAACAACTTAGGAGTATAATATGAACAAAGATAGAAAAGGTGCTAACGTAACATACAAGCAACCAGAAACATATAGCCAAGATTTATCTTGCTGTGGTTATCCTGAAAAAGATGTAAAAACAGAAGGTGTAGTCACACGTGGTAATGGCGCAGCGACAAAAGGTACAAAAGCACGCGGCCCAATGGCATAAGGATAAGTAATGAATTACACAGAATTAGTAGCAGCGATTCAGTCATATACTGAAAACCAATACAGCACAACTGATGTAAATACCTTTATAGAGAATGCTGAACAACGCATCTATAATACTGTGCAGTTACCAGACTTACGTAAAAACGTAACAGGTAATATGACTTTAGGTAATAAATATTTACAGTTGCCAAGTGATTGGTTATCTACATTTAGTATGGCTGTAATTAGTGCAACTAACGAATATACTTATTTATTAAATAAAGACGTAAACTTTATTAGAGAAGCTTTTCCTGATACCGATACACCGTTTTATGGAAAGCCAGAATACTATGCCATATTTGATGATACAGCACTTATACTCGGTCCTACTCCAGACGCTAACTATAGTGTTGAGCTTCATTACTATTATTATCCTGAGTCTATTGTTACAGCTGGTAACACTTGGTTGGGTAATAACTTTGATACTGCTTTATTCTATGGAAGTTTGTTGGAAGCAGCTGCGTTTATGAAGGAAGAACCTGATACAATAACAATGTATACAGCTCGATATAATGAAGCTATGCAGTTATTACAAAACTTAGGTGAAGGTAAAAATCGCCGTGATGCTTACAGAAGTGGGCAAGAAAGGATACCGGTAATTAGCCGATGAAAGAAATGAATTTTGGAACGTTACAGTTTGATGTTGTAACGTCAGAAGTAGGACAAGGGCATACGCCTGAACAGATAGCGGAAATGGCATTAGCGAAGATTATTTATGTCGCGCAAGATGCTAATCCGTTAATACGTGAGCAAGCAGAAGCTTACAAAAATCACATTAGACAAGTTCTAGTGCAATATATGAAAAAGGCGATTAAGTCTAATCATACAACCATAGCGAATAAACTGCGTGAAGCAGGGCATTCAGATTTAGTTAAAATTTTGGAGATATAAAAATGGCAATTACTCAAGCAATGTGTACGTCATTTAAAGTAGAATTACTGAACGGTGTTCATGCTTTCGGTACAACAGTGGCTCGCGCAGGTACAACACCGGACACTTTTAACCTAGCATTATATACATCATCAGCTACATTAGATGCGACAACTACAGCATATACAGCTACTAACGAAGTATCAGGTACTGGTTATTCTGCTGGTGGACAAGCACTTACAACAGTTGCTCCAACTTCATCAGGTACAACAGCGTACTTAGATTTTAATGATGAAACTTGGACTTCTTCTACAATTACAGCACGTGGTGCATTAATTTATAATGATACTCAAGCGGGTGATCCAGCTGTAGCTGTATTAGATTTTGGTGGTGATAAAACATCAACAGCAGGTGACTTTACTGTAGTATTTCCTACAGCGGACGCATCAAACGCTATTATTAGAATAGCCTAATTAGGAGGCTAGTATGGCTCTTGTTGTAAAAGACAGGGTAAAAGAAACTACGACCACTACAGGTACGGGTACTGTAACGTTAGCTGGTGCAGCAACTGACTATCAAAGTTTTGCTGCCATAGGCGATGGTAATACTACGTATTACACAATACAGTTAGGTACAAGTAATGAGTGGGAAGTAGGTCTTGGTACATATACTGCATCAGGCACAACTTTATCTCGTGATACCGTTTTAGCATCTTCTAACGCAGGTAGTTTAGTTAATTTTTCTGCAGGTGAGAAAGATGTATTTGTCGTGTATCCAGCAGGTAAAGCTGTCTATGGTGATGCGAATAACAATGTTACTGTTGACGGAAATTTATCAGGTAATCACTTAGCTGCTAATGATGGGATCATAGCCCATAACGCGACTATAACTTCGAGTTATGTAATCCCTAATGGATATAATGCAATGAGTGTTGGACCAGTTACTGTAGATCCAGGAGTAACTGTAACAGTACCGTCAGGACAAAGATGGCTGGTACTGTAAATGTTTTCAGATAGCCCATATTCCAGTGCCGCGTTTTCCGCGTTAGGCAATGTCAGTGTATCAGTAGCCGTTACAGGCGTACAAGGTACTACTGCATTAGGAAATGAGACTGTCGTAGCAGCAGCAAATGTATTCCCAACTGGGGTATTTGCAACAGGGAATTTAGGTAGTGTAACAACTACCGCAGATGCAAATGTTAATGTTACAGGTGTAGTAGGAACTACGGCGTTAGGTACAGCTGCCGTAGAAGCCGATGCTAATGCCAATGTAACTGGAGAAGTAGGAACCACAACATTAGGTTTAGTTACAGTCATAGAAGGTACAGGTGTTAATGCCAATGTGACTGGAGAAGTAGGTACTACAGCATTAGGATTAGTGACTACAACCGCTGATGCTAATGTAGATGTAACAGGTGTACAAGGAACAACAGCTCTTAATACAGTAGCTGTAGAAGCAGATGGAAGTATAGATGTTACTGGGCTAGAAGCAATTACAAGCTTAGGTACAGCAGTAATTAAACTCGATGTTGCAGTAAATCTTGTAGGTGTACAAGGAACAACCGCTCTAGGTACGGCACAAGCTGAAGCAGATGCAAATGCAAACGTTACTGGAGAAGAAGCTACTACTGCATTAAACTCAGTTACTGTAACTGCAGGTGCTAATGTAAGTGTAACTGGAGAAGTAGGAACCACAGCGGTTGGTGATGTTACTGTAACCGGTATAGCCGTTGTTAATGTTACAGGAGTTCAAGGTACTCTAGGTTTAGGTACCGCACAAGCAGAAGCCGATGCAAATGTAGATGTTACAGGTGAAGTTGGTACAACTACACTAGGTTCTGTTACTGTAATAGAGGGTACTGGCGTAAGCGTTAATGTTACTGGCAATGTAGGTACAACAGCATTAGGTAGTGCAACTGTTACTGCAGATGCAAAAGTCTATCCACTAGGTGTACTAGGTACAACTAGATTAGGCAATGCAACAGTAATAGAAGGACAAGGTATAAATGTTAATGTGACCGGCGTACAAGCTGTATGTCAAACAAATACATTTACTTTAGTATGGGGATTAGTTGATACTAATCAAACAGCAGGATGGGTCACTATACCTACTCCGCAAACACCAAATTGGCAAAGGATAGCAGCATGATAAAAATAGATGCAGTAAAAAAAGAAGATGGCACCGTTGTTTGTGCTTATGAAGTAGAACTTGAATGTTCTAATTGTGGTATGACCGTAGACGCTGAAGAATATAATTCAGGAACCTGCTCTGATTGTGGACAACCTTGGGATGCAAAAAGACATACAAGAGTACATGCTACAAGTATTCCATTAGAAGGACAATCGAGTTAAAATAGCATAAAATCAAGGATATATTATGGCAAGTACATATTCAAGCTTAAAAATAGAGTTAATTGGTACCGGTGACCAGTCAGGTACCTGGGGTTCTACGACCAATATTAACTTAGGCACAGCAATCGAAGAAGCTATTACGGGTTCTGCTAATGTTAGCTTTTCAAGTAGTGACGTTACTTTAACATTAACAGATTCTAATACTTCTCAAACAGCACGTAATTTAAGACTTAACTTAACAGGTACATCAGGTGGAGCTAGAAATCTAATTGTTCCTTTTGTTGAGAAGTTTTATATTATTAATAATGGACTTGCAGATACCGTTACTGTTAAAAATGCCACAGGTACAGGAGTAGCGGTCCCAGCAGGTAAAAGTACTTTAGTATTTAATGATGGAACTAATGTTGTCAATGTTATTACTGATCTAGCTTCAATCTCAACTTCAAGTGCAGACATTAATGGCGGTACTATAGATGGTACAGTAATTGGTGGAAGCACAGCAGCGGCGGGTACATTTACGAGTTTAACTGCAGGTGGAACTGTATCAGGTTCTGGTATTACAGCATTATTTGCTTCTCCTCCAGCAATCGGAGGTACAGCAGCGGCGGCAGGTACATTTACAGGACTCACTATTTCTGGCGGAACATTAACATCACCAGCAACTCTAACCTTCTCAAACACAGCAAGTATTCGATTACCAAACGGTACAACTTTGCAAAGACCAGGCTCCCCACAAACGGGTATGATAAGGTATAATAGTGACACAGATTCGTTTGAAGGGTATACTACTACATGGGGAAGCATAGGTGGAGGTGCCACAGGTGGAGGTGGTGACCAAGTCTTCCAAGAAAACGAATTAACCGTGACAACAAATTACACGTTGTCTACAGGCAAGAATGCAATGAGTGTAGGGCCTATTACAATCGATTCAGGCGTTACAGTAACTATTCCAAGCGGACAACGCTGGGTTATTTTATAGGGATAAATTATGGCAGT